CCACGGCCTGCTGGGTTGCCGGTGTAACAATCCTCGAACGCTCGGAATCGCGGGTTTTGTCCTCCGCAGCCCACTCGCATCGGAATATGCGCTCGTATTCCAGATAACTAACCAAAAAATTGGTGTTGCGGTAGTCGCGCCAACGGTCACAGTGGTCAACAACAAAGGCAGTTAACTCTTTGTCATTCTCCGTTGGCTCGTCAAACTCGCTTGATTTTAAAATGTCCATGATTTACCTTATCGAATACCCCAAAGGGTCTGTATACATGGGGTTGCTGGGGTAGTCTAACTCATTGGCGCCAATGTATTTGCCGCTATTGCTAAACGCTTTTGTGTATGGCGTTTGCTGCAAATTTGCTTCCTGCATTGCGCTTTGAACTGCTGGCCTACCTTGAGAAAAAATACGCTCTTTTTCTTGCAAAGCCAAATCTTTAATCATTTTTGCTTGCCTTGCGCTTTGAATAGCATCACGTTCAGCTTTTGGGATAGATAATGCCATTTTTTCTAATGCGCCTAACTCATTAGAAAAATCATCACCTACGTTATACACAAATTGATTTTCTTTTGGCCCTTTACTGTGACCAGAGAATCTAAATGGTGACTCAAATTTTGCCCCAGTAATTGGGTCTAAAACAGTTACATACGAACTTGGGCCAGCTTTACTACCACTATGCTCTACAGAAGCAGACAACCCCATTTCTTTTGCTTTGGCCGCAAAATTTTCCGCATGATTTTTAATTAAATTAGCTTGCTCTGTTCTCGTTAATCCAGATGGTATTGACATTAATAGAGATTTACTAACAGGCAATGCAGCCCGTTGCTGGGCAAGGTCTAAGGCGGCTTGTTGTGGGTAGGGTGATTGTCTTGGCAAAATTTCAAATGCTGGATTTTTAGCACCAGCACCATAAACTGAACCATCCTCCAAACTTCCCTTTGTCATGTCCCTCAACTCATAATCTTTTTTTCCAAGAGACTTGTAAACATTGACTGCTGGTTTTTCCACTGTGGAATCACTAAAAACCCTTAGACCTCTAGCTTGAGCGTCATCAATAAGTGATTGATAAAGCTCTTTGCCCTTTCCCATTCCTCGACTTTCCTTTTCAACTTCAGCATAATTGATTTGCAAATATGGCTTGTCTGAAAATTTATCCGCAGGACGTATTGTTCCTCCAACTTGCCCAAATTCAGATTTGGCAGACAAAAAGTTGCTTAAATTATTTAGACTGACATCAATGTTCTTTTTACTAACATCCTTAATCCCCATCCCTACAGGCAAACCCTTGGTGAATCTTGCCGCAGGCAGCATCCCAAGCGCAGTGCCAACAGGGAACCCGTACTCAGCGCCTCGGCGCACGGCTGCGGTATTGGGATCGAGTACGCTGCCAGCCATCTCATCGGGCGCAGTGCCAAGCAAACCGCCAAGTGCGCCATAAACGGTAGGGTAATCCTGGCGCAGATAAGACTCGCTGGGGCGGCGCACCATCTGCGTATCCATAAGATTACGCCTTGGTGCTTGGGGCTGCATCAACCGATCAAATAATCCCATATCTAAATCCCCGCAATTATGTCCATCGGCTCCCACTCGTCATCGGCCTCCTCAAAGTAGCTGGTCACCGCCAACTGGTCCATGTAGGAAAGCGCATCGGGAAGGTCATCGTGTACGCCATGGGACGGGAACATCAGTAACTGGTCAACAAAGTCATCCCACTTCTCCTCCGAATTAAGGATAACCCGCCCGTGCTCAAAGCGTCCCTGTAACGACCAGATGATTCTATCGGTTTTCTTCCTATTACCGTGAGTCAAATCCACAATGTGCGAGTACACATTGTTCTTACGCATCAGGTCCGATAAATACGGCAAAACCGCATTCTTTAGCGCCCCGCGCTCGATCCCCACGCTCAAAGGCCGGTAATCCCTCATCTTCATCAGTATCTTAGCCGCCGTTTCCCGAATATCCCAGCGCCCGTGCTCGATCTCCTTAACAAACCACTTCCCGTCATCGGTCACCTTCACCACGCAAATGGCAGATTCATCCAGCCGCTTCTTACTATTCGCCGCTTGCTTGGCAACTTCCTCAAACCCCGCTAAGTCAATCGCTACAAAGTAACTCCCGTATTCAGGCTCCACCCCGTACTTAATCCATTCCTCCTTAAACACGTCCGCGCCAGCATTGGAAAAGCTAGCCATGTACTCTTGCTTAAACGAAAACGTGGATAAGGTCTTCTTAGCGCTCTCAATCTCATCTGGGTCAATCAACGGGTTATCTGCCGTTGTAAAGTGCCAAGACTTCCACTCGGGATCAGTACCATCCTGCCCTAAGTTATATAAATCATAAAACCAGTTTCTTCCCTTCGGAGTACCAATCATCATGCAGCGACCCTTCTTATCGCTCAAACTCGCACGAATAACCTGCTCCCAAGTACCAGGTTTAATATCTGCCACCTCGTCTAATACCGCATACGTCAAACTAACTCCGCGCAAAGTATCAGGTCTATCCGCACCGCGTACATATATCCGCGCACCATTAATCAACGTAATATCTAAATTATTAACGTGCGAACCCTGTATTACCTCGCGGCCTAACTCTAATAATAAATCCCAGATAATCTGCCGCGACTGCCCCATAGTCGGACTCACATACAACACCGCCGAGCCAGGTGGACACCTTAATCCCTCAATAATCAATGTAGTCGCTGCCAGCCTACTCTTGCCGCACCGCCTGCCAGCAGCGATAACCTTGAACCTGGTTGTATCGGTAAACACCTCCTGCTGCCACGGCAAGAGGCTGAAGTTCAAGTTAGACATCAATGGCCTCCAGCACCGTAGGCTCCTGCCCCAATCCAGTTATATTGATCGTCACCGCACTCCTTTGGTGCTTGTCCTTCTCAAACATACTCACCGGCAGCGTCCGGTCCAAGCACATCTTCAGCGCCGCCATCTGTCCAGGGTGCTCGTCATTGAGCGCAATCTGAATAACCTTGTTCGCTACGTCCTTCCCGCCACTGTGGATCATCAACTCCCGCAGCTCCTTGATCCGCTGGTAATCGGTCTTGGGCAGGCTCGGGGGATTGGCAGCGTACTTCTGGATCGTCATCTTTCCCGAACCTTTGGGTCTGCCGCGTCTGGGTTTGGTCTGCGTTGCGCTGGTTTCGGGTACAGGGTCAAGGGCTGCGGCGAAAGTTTCGTTTTCCACTTTTTTCCTTTCGGGAAGTCGGTTGTCGGGCATTTTAGTCAGTTTCCCTTTTTATGGGGGGAGGAAGCACCCACAATTTCAACAGCCGAGGCCGACCCCCTCCCCCCCATGTCGCCAGCCGCCTAGTTATCCACAGGCAGCTGTGGATACTGTGGATAACGTTTGTAAGTCATTGATATCATTGAACATTTGTTTTTTAGCAACAAAAGTCTACTTTATACAGTGTCCATTATGTTAAGTTATCGCTTGCTTATCCACAGGATATCCACAGGCAAATTGCACAGAATCGAGTTGTCCACAGGAAATTGTGGATAGAACCTGGCAACTGGCATCTGGGATTGTGGATAACTCGGGCCAGCGAGCGCGGCGGCGCGGCGCGGGGAAAGAAAAAGTGAGAAAGGGTTGGATGGTGCTTTGTCGTCATACCTAGCCAAGGATGACAATGTCGCTGAACGTGGCACGAAGCGACAATCTAGCCGCTACTAAGCACAGCCTAGCCGCTGCCAAGCAAAGGCTAGGAACCTATAGCCTACGCCTATCATGCCAAGCAAACCGATAGTTTGTTACTAAAACCAGTTCTTAAAGAACATCGCCAAAGCACAGCCATCAGGAGTGCCCGTTAAGGCCATCAGATAGGCCCATTTCAAGAGGGAATTTGTTGGGTGATGGTAGGACTAGCCTAACGCTCTGAAGCGGCATATCTGGCCTAAGTCCCAAATTGTAAAAATGCTGGTAGGCGCTCATCACTTCCAAGAAGCCTGCTGACATATCGCCTTGACCAGCAGCCAGCAGAATCTTCTTCTCCTGGGGTTGCAGTTGCCGCTGGAAGTACCTGGTATTGGGACTAGCTGGACGCACCATACGCTACCTCACAAACGCTTTGGTATCGAACAATTTGGGCAGGGTATTGGGCCGCATATCCAGATCATTGACCATATCGTCAAACCCTGATGGCCCACCGACCTTGACCACTTGACTATCGGGCCACAGCCGCTTGATCTCGTTGATCTGTCCCTGTGCCTGCTGGCCCATGATTAGGGCAATCTCTGCCATTGTCCAGACAACCCTGTCCGTTGTACCAGGCCACTGCTGGAGGTACAAGCGTTTGGCTCGTTCATCTGGCACGACAACGAAAACTGTCCCATCGGGTTGCTGGTGCTCGATCTGTCGAACGTCAGGCAGTTCGCTGACTCCGTTAGCCGTTGCCCAATCCTCCATCGCTTGGTACGCCTTGCACATTCCCTTGACTGCTTTGTCCAGCTTCTGATCGTCCCTGGACTCCTGTGCCTGGTACACCCGTTCCAGTTGCGCCCAGACCTTTTCCCGCAACTCGCTATCCACCATCCAAATCAATCTATCAATACCCCACACAGCATCATGGGTATTCTTTCGGTTTGTCAGTTCCACCATCACAGCGTTTTTGAACACCTCGAACTTATCCGCTGGAAAGCTAGGCATTGCTGGCGTTTCCACCATCAAGGTTTTACGTTTATTTGTTGCCACTTGGTTCTCCTATCCGGGCATTTGGAAACGGGACAAATGGGAGCGTATATTAAGAATACGCTCTCCCATTTGTCCCATTCTCGCCAAATTGATGCTTACCAGCCATTTTGTCCATTTGTCCCACCATTTGTCCACCATTTGTCCTCCATTTGTCCCATTTGTCCATTTGTCCCGTTTTCGTGTTTTCCCTCTCATCCGTCCATTTGTCCCACCATTTGTCCCATTTGTCCGTCTCCAAATACGTAAGCAATAAAACGCCCTAAAAGTCGCTATCATTTTGGTCATCATCACCCCAAATAACCCACACAAACGGATCGAAAACCTCGACCTTTTTGGCGTTCTGGAGGCTCTGTACGCACCTTGTAAACCGCTTTTTAATGCCTACTTTGTCGGTCTGGGCGGCTGAAAAAGCCTCCATCCACTGCTCAACGTGAACCGCTTTATTGCGCTTTCCGTCAACTAACCGCATCTCTCCGTGCTCCGCAATCGCCTTGTGTAAGGCATCCAAGGCCACCTTTTGGACCCCACCAGCGCCTGATCTTGGTGGTGGTGTCCTTGTTTTCTTGTGCTGCTCGTCAATCATTTCCTGATATTCCCTGACACCTAGCGAGGTTGACTCGCCCAGGTTTAGACCTTCGCTGATGTCAATGTGGACCATCTCAAAGCCAAATTTGAGGTTGTCCTGCCCGTCCTTTTGCTTACTTATGGTGATGATCCCTCGGCCTGCCACGCCATCCTTTGGCTCGTCCATCTGCATCTTTTGTAGTTCTAGCTGGGTATCCACTGCACCAAGCAAGCTACTGTGACCGCGCAATCCTTTGGTGGAATCCTTGCCACTGTGATGCAATGGCATCAGGGCGCAGTCCAGCTTGCGTTGCATCCGTCCGCAGTTATGGATGAATGCGCCCATGTCCTGAGAATCGTTCTCGTTGCCGCCTCCAAATGCCCTTGCTAGGGTATCTATCTGGATTAACCTTAAATCTATTCCTGTTCGCTGTATTAACTCATCAATAGATTCCATTAATATATTAAAGTCATCTGCGCTTGATCTCAGGTTTAACTGGTGTCTGATTACGAATATCTCAGCACCGTCCTTTGTATTGTGGTTTATCTTGCAGGCCATAATCCTTGCACCGATACCGCCGTGGCCTTCACCAGCTATATATAAGACTGCACCAGGGTTCGTGACCTCGTTACCCATCCATGGCCTGCCAGTGGCGATAGCCTCGGCAATGTCCAGCGCAATGAATGACTTGTAGGAGCCTGGTGGCCCGTACAGGGCTGCAAATCCTTTGCTTGGGAGCACATCCTTAATGATCCAACTGACCGGCTCGTCCTTGATGTTGTCCCAAGGCTCGATATTTAGCAATTGAGCAACAGGATTAAACACTTCCGGTAACTCTTCGCTATCCGTGACAGCTACTTGATTCGTGATTACCTCGGCATTCTTAGCCAGTTCCGCGAGTTCCTTTCTAGTGCCTTTGGCGTGATAAACCCACTCGTAGGCATCATCGCCCTCCATCATTAGATTAAGGTCAAGGTAGCGCACTGACTTGGCAACTGGTAACAGATGAGCAATTGCACGTTTGGCGTAACTGCGGCCTGGTTCATCGTGATCTGGAATTACTACGACATTTGCGCCGGTAAAGTATTGCGTGATCTCCGTAGGCCATGATCCTGCACCTGTGTGGCTGGTGGTGGCAACTGCGCCTATTGATGCCAATGCGTCCGCTGCCTTCTCACCCTCCACCAAGTAGATCGCTTTGCCTGCTTGCTTGGCGGCTAGTAACTCAGGCAGATTCAGCGGGACTATTCTTGTGTCCTTGAGTCCCGCTATCCGCTTACCACTAGCGTCAACCCTGTGGATAGAGTACGTCTTACCCTTTGCGTCACTTGTCTTGTACCGGCGCTTGGTAAACAGTTCCGTGCCATCCTCTGACCTGTACACCCATTCCTTCTCCAGTACGGGCTGCTGATGCTGCGTAAAGCTAATCTCCTCACGTTTAGGGCTTGACTGCAACAGGTTGCGCTCCCTGACCGCATCAAACACTTCGCGCTGGTCGCACCCGCCGTGGCAGTGGAACAAGACCTTGCCCTCGGATTCCGTAATCGATAGGCTGGGGTTCTTGTCCCCATTACCCCTGCCGTGACTAGCAACAGGGCAACTAGCAAGCCACTGCCCGTTGACTTGCTTGGCGTTGCCTAGCGTCTTGGCTATTGTTTCTGTGTCCATTATGTGCAGCCCCATTGTTGTGCCATAGCATTTGCAATGCCTTGATATGTTGCGCTGCGAAGTTTCCACCTGTCGGCGCTTGGGGGTAGTTTGTCCTGCCCATAGTTATCGCATTGATTACCCCAACGTTTTGCCGGTTTCCCGCTAGGCGTTATGACGATGCGAGGCTCAATTATTTGGGTGTGCGTAAGCAAAGGCAAATTCTTTAGCCATAAACAAGTCTTTTTACTAGCATCATGTCCAAATTGGTACGGACTAATAATTTGATCTGGTTTACGGATACGGCTGCTTATGACGCTAACGGGGTTCTCAATTGCAATTTTTTTGATTGGCGCGTTCATTAGTAGCTGAACAAAGGCCAGCGCATCTTCCGTTAACTGCGGGTCCCGCAGACCTCGTGTTGTCCAGTGCATACCGCTTACGCTGAGATAAGTGCATGGTGGATGGGCAACCATCAAATCCCAGCCGTCGTTGATTACATCAAAGACATCGCCTTGATAATGTGGCCCTGGTACATCTGTAGGTAACAGGTCGCAACTCATAGCATCATGCCCTTTAGCGATAAAAGCATCTCTAACTGCACCGCTGTATTCGCAAGCTATTAAGATTTTCATACTTGTTTTATTTAGAGGAAAAAAAAGCCGGTGGAGATCAACCCACCGGCGCGTTCAGTCTAACGCTTAAAACATTTCGTCATCTTCCTCAACCACCGCAGCCTTAACTGGTGCTTGCTTACGCACCGGCAGCGGGACAATGGCAGCAGGCTCTGCCTCAAACTCCTGAGAATCGGCATCCAGCCCCGCTGGACGGGCAACCCAACCCTTCAATACAAAAATGGGAATGCGAGTCGTACCCTTACCGATCTTCTCGGCCTTAGAGGGCCCGTACTCAAGCACGGGCAACTTACCAGGGTTAGCAGCACGCTCGGCAGCGCAAGCCTTGTACATGAGTTCCAATCCCATGTTCGGGCCTACGCCGTTAGATGACCACTCGGCTGCACCGATATCTTTGTTGTACAAGACAACTTGGAAACCGCGCTTGTGCTCGGGGCTGGGCTGCGGCCCCTTCTTCCCGACTGCATCATCTTGCACCCAATCGCGTACACCGACACCCAGCAAGAGCCAGCCTGTCTTGATGTTGTCAATGTCAAAGACAACCTTTTTCAAGGTAATCTCCTCGTTGTTGTTGTTAGTCCAGGCGTTAGCTTGGGGCGAAAAGCGGATGTAGTTACCAGAGCCGCTAGAAGAAGATAGATTTAGCATTTGAGTTTAGCTTTCAGAGTTGAAGTAGGGTTGTGCTTTCGCCTAACCCACGGGATTTAGATAGAGTTAAACCACTGCTTACTTTAGTGGTCACGCTATCCAAAACTTGTTTCCTGTCCTTGCCAAGTAACTTGTCGGCAGCGGCAGGGGAAATAATTGATGTCTCATAAATTTGTGTTTCGGGTATGCCGGCCTCCAGCAGCACCTTCACGGCATCCGCTTCCTTAGACCATGCCCTGGTAGCGCGTTTAGGGGCCATCTGCCAGCCGCGCAGTACGCCACCCTCTGTCAGCGTCTTAGTGGCCTGCTTACGCAGCGCAGCAATGAAGTCCTCCACCAGTTCCGCTTTGTCCAGCAAGTCGGATACCTGGTCAGGGGTCAGCGTTGCAATGTCAGCGGTAACGGGTACTTCTGCCAATGCCTTTGTCTGCGCGGGGCAGATCATCTTAGCTGGACACCATTGGCAGGCTTCCTTGCTTGGCGTTGGTTCACTGCGTCCATCGGCTGCAGCCACCACCGCAGGAATAAGGACATCGGCCTTCCACTTAAGCAACTCATCACCCGTCATCTCGTGATGGCGGTTTTCGCCTGTCTGTGGCTGAACAATGGTTAAGCCTACCTTGTCAAAAACCTTGACCAGTTTCTGCATCACGCCAAGCGCATATATCCGCATCTGATCGCTGTCAGCGTCCACCCAGCCCCGACCTGTTTTCAAGTCTGCAATCACCAGAACAGACTTGTCCAGGTTGTAGGCCACTACGTCCGCAGTACCGCCTACCTTTGCTAGCGTTGTCTCATACGCAACCCCATACTGCTCCACCTTAACTGTGCCTAGTTCGGCCTCCAACCCAGCCACCATGCGAACGTGCGCGAGAGCAAATTCAGCATTCTCTTTCGTGATGACAATGCCCTCAATCGTCTTGCCAACAAAGTCCATCGGGTCCTGATCCAACTGCCAGCAAGTCTCTGCCAGCGAGTGGATGGCAGTGCCTATCTGGGCAGCTTCCCCTGACTCCTCTTTGGGTACTTGCAGGGACAGTCGTGCTGACGCAGGGCAAGCGATCCAGCGGGATGCTGATGATGGACGGAGTAAGAGTTGCTTCATATATCGTTTCATTGTTCGTTGATTAAAAGTTGATACGCTAGGTTGCGTACCTCGGGCCTGACTGCGTGACCAAGGTCTTCTGCTGATACCAATCGTTTCAAGAACTCGGTCTTGGCGCGTGATTGATTGCGCTCGTTCTCCAGCTGCGTGGCAAGGTACACGGCGTGTTCGCGTAGGGTTCGTAGGTCTTGCAGGCTCATTTGTTCGCCTTCAAGTACCAGGCTCCAATCAGCACGGCATCGGCGCGCCCGTCATCCTTGACCCGTGCAAACTTTTGCTGGTGCTGGGGATAGAGTTCGCAGGCTCTGGCGCGTGATGCATCCTTGCCTGCTCCACGGCCTATGCCCTTTGTCCAGACGCTAGGCATAACAAAGGTAGCGGGTATGTTGTAGGCGGCTAAGATGCCCTCAATAATGCCAAAAGAGCGCCCGAAGCTAAACATACTTGTCACGCCTTGACCTGGCATTGCAGAGACGCGCTCGACTACTACGTGGCGTGGGTCATGCTGAGTGAATATGCCTGCCAGCGCAGACGCTGAAATCTGCCGCTTCGCTTTGCCGTTGCGGGTGAGTTCGTGAGTGGGCATATCCACAACGTCAATCAAAACGTCATCAATAAACACGGCAATCGCGCCACTCAGTCCTGGGTCAATGGACATAACGATCATGGTTGTTTCGCCGCTATCAGCGCGTCCACTGCCTGCTCCAGCTTGGAGATGTTCGAGTACAGCGGGACAGTCTTGCCGGTGCTCCAGCGCGATAGCTGGGCAGGGTCTACGCCTGCAGCCTGCGCTATGTCGTTCATCTTGAACCCTGCTTTCTTTGCTCTGAGGCGTATTGCCTCGATTGCTTGTTCAGTCGGTGTAATCATTGTGCCTGTACCCTTTAATTGACGAATGCGTCCATTCTAGACTCTGTTTTTGACTAGAAACGCAATTATTTTGCGTAACTAAGGGTAAACACCTAGATAAATAGTTGACGAAGTAGTCAATTAGGCATTATGATTCAGCCATCATCAACCGCCGTAAGGCACAAACTAGGAGTAAGCACCATGAACGAACAGCAACACACACAATACCTCTCTATTAGAGAGGGATATAAAACCGAGCCGCGCTGGATTGCCGCGCGGGCCGTCATGGCCGACCCCGAAGCGGATGCGGAGGAATGCCGTTTCGCCGCCGCTGAGGCGGCAAAGTATGAGCGTTACGCTGCCAAATCGGCAGAGTCGGCGCGTATTGGCGGCGGCCTTTGAGTCCATCATGCGCGAACACTACACCATCCAACCGACAACCCGCAAGTGGGCAGACATTGCCCTGGCAGTGGCTATTGGAGTGGGTCTGGCCTTTTTCTTCTTTATGGGAGTATGAATATGAGTGAATCCATGCAAACGCAAATTGATGAGGTGGTGGCAGAGCTGTCACCCAAACCAGGCAGCCTCGGCATCCTGACCACGCATGAGATGGTGTCCCATCTTAGGATGGCGGTCACCAAGGGAACGTTAATCGGCTGGGCTGGCGCAGAAAGATTGACAAGCAGCAGATACAAGCAGGACTACGACAACCTGGCCCAGCACTGCAAGCAGCTTGAACTTGAAATCATGGAGTTAAAACGATGAAATTTTTAAAGTTTTTGAAGGACTATTACCGCGAACTGACCCCAGCCGAGGTCATCCAGCGTGAGTTGGCACAGGCCCATTTAGACCGGCTAGAGGCTGAATCGGCGTGTGAATACGCAAAGGCGTGCCACGATCTAAGCCTAGCCCGTATAGAGCGCTTGAAAGCCCGTTTAGGAGAGTACAAATGAACGAAGTAGACAAAGCATATATGAACAAGGAAATGCCCGAGGTGCATGACCCCAATCCATACGATGATGTTTACGGGACATTCAAAGCGTTGATCGTTGTTCTCGCAGTATGCATTGCCGTGACGCTGCTGTCCTATGTGCTGTGGGGGAAGCTATGACAATCTACATCCCCATCATGTTTGTTTGTGTAGCCGAAGTCTGCAACTTCATGCAAGGTCAAACGCTGCACAAAACGGAAGCCGGTTGCAGGGCATCTATTGAGATGCAGAAGGCGCACATGAATGAAGTTTCACAGGGCAAGATTACCTTGATTGAAGGCACTTGCATTAACGTAGAAGTACCAAGGAACAATGTATGAGCAAGATGACAGGCTGGTTTTCATCGCATATCAAACCTGTGCATAAAGGCGTGTATGAAGTCAAAACACCCAATAGCAAGGGAAATAAATATTGCTATTACGACCATCGTGGATGGCGGCTATGTAGTGAGCGAATAGATTACGCTGAACAAGAAAAGCACTACACCTCATACTTTATGCGCTCAAGCATGGTGCTTGTTGGCTCAAAATGGCGCGGATTTACAAAGGAGCAGACATGACAGGCTACGAATCAAAACGCGCTATGACCGAGATGACACCGTGGTTTCCGCCGCACATTAAACCCGTGCATAAGGGTGTGTATGAGGTGAAGTTCACACCAAAAGGTGAACACGAAAGTTATATGTATGCAGCATGGAACGGCTCGGCATGGTCACGGGTTGCGCGTTACGAAGAAATGGGACGTTTCCACTCAAATTTTGCCGCTGACCAAAACAAATACTGGCGCGGTTTTACGGAGAAACAAACATGACTAAACAAGAAGCCTTAACCATCATCAAGCTGCTGTCGGCCCTTGAGTCGTGGGTATTCAGTACAAAAAATATGCTGCCCGATTACCTGCACGATGATCTGTGTGTAGCGGTAAAGAAGTTGGAAGCAATCGTATTGGAGAAACCATGACAGGCTACGAAAGTAAAAAGGCAGCGGCCTTAGATGAAGAAGGGATTTACCTTGTGCATCAGACAGACCATAGTGAGGTTGTCCTCAACATGGTGGCACAGCCTACCCTGCAAGAGCAGTTAGACAAAGCTCATGCAAATTGCAACAAAGTTTATGGAGAGTTTGTAAAAGCTAAAGCAGCTTGGGAAAAAACCGGTGCAGAGTTGGAAAAAGCTAAAGAAGCTTGGGGAAAATCCGGTGCAAAGTGGGTCAAAGCCGATGAAGAAATCAAGCGTATTGAAAAAATAATGGAGCAGAAATGACAGGCTACGAAAGTAAAAAGGCTATGGCGCAGGACAAGTTGGCACAGGCAGCGCAGGAGCCTGTGGTTACGATAGCAGTTCGGGAGCACGCTCCTGTGGGCAAGGTTGCCTATGTTTTAGAAGTGAATTTGCCAGTCGGCATTCATAATCTTTACACCACCCCACCACAGCGCCCGTGGGTAGGGCTGACAAACGATGATTGGAATTCCACGCCATACGACACAGAATTTCGTGCTGGCGCTGAATGGGCAGAAGCCAAACTCAAGGATAAGAACATATGACTATCGGAAGATTTGCAAATGGCAGCGACTCTAAGCGCCGAGTCCTCGGCCTTGCTGGCGAGTGGGAGCGCAGGCAAAAGCTACCAAATGAGGCAGAGCCTTCAACAATATCAATTTGGAAACAGCCCGTGTACAAGCCCCAGCAAATGGATACGCCACGCCCTGGTGCTAACGATCACCTCCAAATCAGGAGCAGGGGAAGATGAAATCGGTACGCGAATCAAGAATACTTGACATTCTTTCGCGTAAGGATATGTCTACATCTGAGTTATGCGTCCTGGTCCACTGCACCCAACGTGCAGCCCAGCAACTGCTTGCAAGACTACGCAGGCAGGGGCTGGTCTACAGATCAGGATGGCGCAGGCAGCCAGACGGGATTGCTGCCGTGTTTACAGCCGGCATCGGTACTGATGCGCCAAAGCCACCACGAACCACTGAAAAGGAACGCAAGGCACGACAACGTAAGGAGGAGACAGCGGAGGATAAAGAGTTTCGCAAGGCGCGGGAACGCGCCTCAAAGATTAAGCCTCGGCGCGATCCGTTCACCACGGCCTTCTTTGGCTCTTACATCAAAACAGAAACAGAGCCAGTTCAGTAAGGCCGAGTACCCTTGCTGTCGATGATTAGCACCTGGCCCCGAGGCTTACCCTTGGTGTCATTGGATATGCTAATGTGAGTCCAGCGATCAAACTCACGGATCAATTGGTCAAATGGCAGTTTGGCTGCAATGATTGCTTTGACTACAGCATCTGGGACCATGCCAGGTACACGAATATCAGCAGCGCAGCCTATCCGGTGCTGGCTAGTGTCTCTACTGCCCACTGCGTCATTTACTTGCTTGCTCCGAAACGCTGAGTTAACCATGACCGGCTTGCCGCCGATAGCGACTTTAACTTGCTCCAACAGTTCAGCCAAGCGCTGGAGATTTGCAATTTCACTAGGGTTAGGTTCATTTTTAAGTCTTCGGTGTTCGGTGACAGTTAATTCTGCCAGCGTGAAATTAGGCGTCAAGTTCATTTAGAACCCCTCATTTTTTCGTATTGGTCAATGCAGGTGTTGAGGCTGCGGATGGCTTGATCTCCTCGGCTGGTGAGATCGACAAGAGCTTGAGCAACTCCTGAGTCAAGTTCGGCTCTTGTTTCTGTATTTCCACTGGTAACGGTGGTATCTGCGGGGGTATGTACTGGGCAGGCGGGGGCTTTGACAGCAATGAACAACTTGCGCTCACCAGTGGCAATATCAGTACGCAACTTATTCTCTTTAGCTTTTGCAACATCGTTTGATTTCCTTAAAGTTTCCGCATACGTCTGGGCAACCTCACCCATGCGTTGTTCTATTTCCCGCGCCTGCTCGTTTAAACGGGCAATCTCAATTTGCTGTTGGGCTTTCTCGTCACTTGAACCTTTCCAGTACCCGCTACCAAAACTGCCAAGCAGGGCAAGTAAAACGCCAAGAATCACCCAAGGATTAAACAAACTCACGACTTGGTTACTTCTTCATCATCATGGGACAGCTTGATCCCAGCCAACAATCCAATGAACCCGCCAACCACAGTTTGGAATGCGGGGCTAATGAGCTTGAAGATTTCTGTGTTATCCACTTTTTCATCAAACAACCCAAACATTAAAGTAAACACCATGCTACACACAACAACGCACAATGTTGAAGCAACCATTAGGGTTACTCTGTAGGTTAGTTTTCCCCGTAGTGTCTGTTCCATGTCTACTCCTTATGGTTTTGGTGGCTCGTCTACCTTCATCATAGCTTCAGTCTTATCCTTGCTCGACTTGCTAGATCCATAGAAGAACGAAATGATGGTAGCAACTGCTGTACCCAACAGAAATCCCAGAATGATGTTAGCAAAGTCCCTACCTCCTTCTGGAAGATGGATAAACGTCACGCAGAAGAAGTAAACAACCGAGGCTATTGACCAGAACCAAGCAAAGTAATAGATGAAATGCTTTGCGGTTTTGTCCTCGGGGCTTATCGCTGTAACGTCAAACATAATTTATTTCTTTCTAGTTGGTTTTTATCTGATTGGTCCGCTGAATAATCCGTCTTCCCGTGGGATACGATTTCCAGCTTGTGCTGCCATAAGTGCTGCAAGTTTGGCTCGTTCATTTCCCCTAAATTGGTCTGCCAAAGCATTAGCCCCAGCTGGTCTTTTCGTAAGTAATGTTGCAGTTAATTTTTGACCTGGCGCTGAATACAAAATAGGGCCAGTAAGTAATCCAGCGGTAATCGCTGGATAGCCAGCAACTCCTGCACCGCCACCAAGGAAATACGGCAACATTCCTCTATAAGGTGTACCAGAATCAGGAACTTTGTTGCCCAATACAGTCTTACCTGCTTCCGATAAATCTTGCATTAAGGCATCGCCGGTAGCAAATTTTCCCTTGTCCTTGCTTTTATCAGAAGCGCGAATTGCACTTTGTAATTGAGCAGGTGAGAAAACACCTTCTTCTGCGCCTACTAATCCTGCCGCTTTTTCAACCCGTTTGAAATTGGCATAACCAGTGTCAATTGCCTTCAATTCTTTTGAAAATTTAGGATTAGTTCTGGTTACCAATTGACGCAATTGCTCTTGGGCTTCTTTTAAAGCAGTGCCAATAAGCCGTTCATCATAGTTGGTAGATGCAGACAAGTCATTGATTGTTGTACGAAAATCACTTTGTATGCCTTTTAAAGTCTCGCCAGTAATTGCACCTTGGCCTTGGAACTTACCAAGTACATTGTTATTCAACCATTTATTAAAAAAATCTTTTGATGTTTGATTGATCGCTCCGTTGTCAACCATGTTCTTTAAATTAAAAATTTCGGTTTGAAATAGCGCGTCTTTGACAACTGTCATTTGCGGTAGCAAATTGTCGTATTTGTCACCCAACGCATTTTCGGCATATTTAATAGCATCACGGCCTTTAAGATCAGCAGGCAGTGCGTCACCAATTGGCTTTAATGCGCGGTTTATAGCTGCGCGGTTTAACCCTTCAACTGCTCTAATCTGTGCTGACTTGACAAAATCACCAAGTACAGGGACGCTAGACAAACCTTCTTCAGCCCGTTTAAAAGCACCGCCAAGGATTTGCCCTGGAGTAGGTGTTACGCCTTCATCCATCAGCATCCTGACATTAGGATCGACATTTGGTTGTCTAATCATTGCCGCCGCCGGTTTAGCGATCAAATTCATAGGGTTAGTAAGTTGACTGCCTCTAGTCAAGGCGTTGGCTGCTGGCGCTGCCGCGGTGGCAATTTGTCCAACAATAGGCGCTGCTCGAGTGCCAGCGGATACGCCTCTCGCCAAGTTAGCGGCGTTTGTTAAGCCGCCACCGCCTGCGCCTAATAACATGGACACGTCACCAACAACTCGGAACGGGTCTTCTTCCATCATCTGCTGAAATCCAGCCCCAGTTCCATACGTTCTTGCGTAATCTTGGCCAACAACGCCGGCCACATTCTGCGCTCGCCGCAATGCTTGTGGGTTGCCTAACGGGTTGTACTCGGACTGCTCAATCGCGGTCAATCCTTTTTGCACCGGCTCTGGCATCAAGTTGTAAGCGCCACCAGCAACAATGTCACCAAGACCTTGCGCGGATTGCAATGGACTTGAAACTAAATCTACCAATCCACCAATTGTGTTTTGGTACAAGCTAGGAATTAGTCTACGGGCAGTTGTAAGCGGGTTGTATCCTGCGGGTTGATCTTTTGCTGTTGCAGGCTCTGTACCTGCTTGTTGCAAAGCATATTGATACGCTTGTGCATCAGTCAATTCACGATCTGATTCAACTTCATAAGTCCCACTGTTTGGGATTTTTATTTCATAAGTGAATTTAGCCATATCAAACCCTTCATTTTCTCTTAACTGTTACACCAGCAGGCAATGCTGCTTTGTTTTCAACTTTTTCTAACCAGCCAGCTAAAGTATTCCCTGGTTTTGTTAAGTAAGTAGCTTGCTCTGTTAAATAACCAGCAAGTTTTGTTTGAGAATTTTTCTTGTTTGTCAAATAAACTCTAAGGTCTTTAGGTTGCAAATTAGTAGGCAGCGCGGTATCCAAAGCAAGGTTCAATTCACCTTCTGACAAAGCACCGAAGGTAACTGAACCAATCACGTCAAGACCAAGTTGCTGCCTTACATTTGCAAGTTGTATTGATGCTGCTGTTATGGTTGGCAATTTGCTTGCAATTACGCCTGTATTTGCACCAGCATCAATTGCAGCGATAGCATCGTCAATGTTGCCAATATTCTTCTTGACTTTTGCAATTTCAGCGAATGCTGTACCAACTTGTTTTGAACTCAACTCTCCAAGGCCCCTTGATTGCGCTCTTGTACCTTGAGTTTCTGCGCCAAACTGCTCTGACGCTCTAATTGCGTCTGCTCTAGCTTGGCCTTTAAGTTCGTCACCTAGAGCACTAATAACCCTAGTTGTTCCATTTTTCATGACTAAGATGGTTGTTCCATCAGGTGTCATTTTGCTTGATTGAACTTTATCTGCATCAACGCCGCCGCCTCCTCCAGTAGGTTTAGGAGGAATAGCCACTAAGTCAAGATAATCTCCGCTCTTAGCATATTTTGCTAAAGAAGCCGGTGTAAATTTATCGATATCAACTTTGCCCATTGTTGATTCTGGTTTATTTGTTTTAGGTATTGCAACTAAATCAGCTCGATTACCACTGGCCTCAAATGCCGCAACAGATGCTGGTGTGAAGTCACTTACATTAATAGGAGCAAACAATCTATCAGGTGTTGCTGCAACTGGTTTCTCTCTTGCGACTAAATCAGAGCGATTGCCACTAGCCTCAAATGCCGCGATAGATGCTGGAGTGTATTCACTTGGGTTAATAGCTGCAAAAACTCTTTCAGGTGGAGGCGGTGCAAATGGTTTATCTCTTACGACTAAATCAGAACGCTTACCGCTGGCCTCAAATGCTAAGAGAGATGCTGGTGTGTAGTCACTTGGGTTAATAGCCGCATATAAATTCTCTTTTGGCGTTATAGCGACTAAGTCAGAACGTTTTCCGCTTTTCTCAAATGCTAAGAGAGATTCTGGAGTGTACTTAGATGGATCAATAGCCGCGTATAAATTATCTTTTGGCGTTATAGCAACTAAGTCAGAACGATCCCTGCTAACATTAAACACTTTTAAAGATTCCGGAGTAAATTTAGATACATCAATAGGAGAGAATACATTTTCTTTTGGAGTTATAGCGACTAAGTCAGAACGTTTCCCGCTGGCTTCAAATGCCAATAGAGATGCTGGCGTGTACTTAGATGGGTCAATAGGGGCATAAATGTCTTTAGCTGGTTTAGAAGTCAACTCGTCAAATTTTTGCTTAAATGCAGTCTGATATTCTGGTGAACCAGGTGCTCCAAACTGTTTAGCATAAGCATCAGAATTACGCTGCTCTGGGGTAAGGGCTTCTCTTTGCCGTTGCGTTGTTAATGCTGCTTCACTTTGCGCTTTGCGATAAACATCAGCCAACTGCATAGCGCCAACTGTATCGCCAGCATTACCTAACATCTGCACACCCTGTGCTATCGAATTAAGGTCAGCATAATTGATCTGTTTAGCTATGGAGTTCCGTGCGCTAATTAACTGCAACTCAGGGTCTTCACCACCTAAAGCACCAGCAATTTGATAAGCACCGCGACCAATAGCGTAATTAGCCTGCTGAAACGGGCTTAATCTAGCGTACTGCAATGCTTGCTGGTCAGCCAAAGCAGATTGCTGCTGCTGGTATGACTCAGGGCTAACACCAAAAAGGGTTTGTACTATTTCTCCAGCCATGATAATTTCCCCTTTTTAAGACCAATCTGGATTGGAATACATTCTTCTTTGCATCTGAGGCGAAAGACCAAATTCATTACCAGTATTAACGTAATTCATAAACGCAGAATTTCCAGTTCCAGGCCCATAGTTTGAACCACTAAATAGATTAGAACCAGCATTCATTAAAGCAGGATTCCTAGATGCACCAACCAAAGCAGCTGCAAACGGGTTGTAAGCGTTAGCAGCAGCATTACTTTCAGCAGCACCAGAACCACCCTGGTACATGACATTCGCTGCGTAAGGACTCATCCCTTTAGCGCCGATATTGATGCCTTGCTCAAACGATTGCGCTCCTAGTGACTCTAACCCAGTAACGCCTTGTAGGTACGCTTGGTAAGGAGTCAATGCACCGGCCTGGCCTTGATAGCCTTGCGTAATCAGGTTGCCACCAGTACCCATCAACCCAGCGCCAAAGGTTGCCCGTTGCTGGCCTGCTTGCTCTGCCTGTGCTGCCAATGCAGCATCCTGCTGCGCCATCGCGTTGTAGTACGCCTCCATCTCTGGAGTGGTAGCGCCAAGGCCAGCCGCACCGCTAGGACGCATACCAGTTGCGCCAACGCTCAACCCGCCTCGGCCTTGCTGGAACAGAGTGTTCTGCAACTGCGCCATTTGACGCTCGCGGCTCGGGGCAAGCAATTCTTGCTGTGAGGCCATGTACTGCTGCGCGGCCTGTTGGGGCGACTGAGCCAGGTACTGCGAACCTAGCCCAAATAGACCTTGGCCTGCTTGCTGTAGCGGTGCAAACTGCTGTTGCGCTTGCTCGGCTTGCGTTAATCCTTGGCCTGACAGCGCCATAAGACGGTCCTGATAGGCTCGCATCTCTGGAGATAGGTTGTATCCAGCCCCGATAACACGCCCACTTGCGTCCGTTTGGAACTGTGACGATCCAAACCTATTTGTGACACCTACAGGCCGAAAACGGGCTTCAGCAGCAGCCAATTCAGCAGCTTTTTGCTGTGCAACTGCCTGCTCCCTTGCGGCATCCGCTGCTGAATTGCCTCCAAATATACCGCCAAGAAGTCCAAGGCCACCGCCAATAAGCGCACCCATCGGACCAAATGTTGATCCAGCAGCAGCGCCGCTAGCTGCACCAGATATTGGATTTGTGAAGTCTGCCATATTAACCTCTTGCTTTCAAGATAATGCAAATCATGCCGTGCGTTTCCACATATAAACCGTAATGTAAGGCTGGTAGTTCGCGTTTGTTCCGCTTAATCCAGCAGAAGCTATTGTTGTTGTAATACTTGCAGTACCGCTGCTTGTTGTCTGGCTCCAAGTGCCGCCAGTGTTTTCTGAACTTGAAGCAACATTTGTCGGGCCTCCACCAGATTTAGTGCTTTGTGTTTGCGTAAATGGGTGAGTATGACCAGCATCTGTTGAGGTGGCAGTATGCGTATGGCTGACAGTAATTGCATCAGCACTACCACCTGTTTCCTCTGCGGTATCAAACAGAGCGTTGCCAGAGTCAAAACCTACAGGAACGCGCCCAGCGCCAAACGCTGTCCAAGTACCAAATCCAAGCAAAGTACCAGGATTGGTTGCATTGGTGGCATTAATGTAGATCGAACCAACTGGATGCAGTATCTGGAATGCTGCCTGCACAAAGGCAGTAGTTGCCAATGCCGTACTACTATTCAATGAACTCTGCGTAACTCCAGTAGTCCCAGTTGGAAGTGATGGAGTACCAGTAAACGCAGGGCTTGCCAAATCTGCCTTAGTTGCTACCGCGATAGCGATATTGGCAAACTCGGTATTGATCTCTGTACCTTTGAGAATCTTCAGAGGATCGCCAGAAGTAAGCGCGTCCTTTGTGGCGAAATTAGTGCTTTGTGTGTAATTAGACAAATCAATCTCCTTGTTTCAGATACGCAACCATCATCTCTAAATCTTGCAAAGATGAAGCGCCTTTTATACGATTAGCTTTCCAAGAAATAACTTGAATGTTGTCGCGGGTATAGCCTTTTGTTGAGTCTATTCTGTCAATGCTGGGGCTACTGTCTCTAAATCCTGCGCCGTTAAACTCAAGTTTTATCCCAAAAATTGGGCAGCAACCATCAATAGGGTAGATGGATTTTATATCTTCTACGTTTATGTCGTGTTCGCGGTAATTTAACTTTGATCTTTGCTTTGATGCGTTTATCAACATCTGCAAACGGTAATCAAAATCTTGCCGACGACCACGTTGATAATTCCGTGAATACATTGCAAACTTATCCTTGTTTGCATTTCGGCGCTGCGCTTGGTACTTTACATCGCAAGTTCGGCACTTATATTGCAAGCGATCTTTTGCTGCGTTATTTAATGAAAATTCGGTAGGCAACTTTTCTTCCTTGCATTGACTGCAAATTTTTGTTGCCAAAACCAAGCGAAGAGCGCTCATGTTTGCTTCCCATCCTTGAATTGGATTTCTATCCTCTGAATTGACAACGGGTTACCATTTATGGTTGATTCGTATCCAGTTTGGACAATTTTACCCGCGCCACTGGCTTGCGTGACTAGAGTTTGCAAAGCAACACCATCAGAATATTTAGCGACAACCGTGGCATTTGCTCCGTATTCAGCAATCCCGTATTCACTAACGCTTTGCGTTGGAATTGAGACATTACTAGACAAATAGTTTGCCGTGAAATCAAACGCCCATTTCATGGTGACAAACTGGTTTGACCCACCAATCACCACAGTCTTTAACTTCTTCAACACTGAAGTGGCATTTTGAGCGCCCAAGTCAGAATGATTGGTGTAATACATCAATCGGTAGGTTGAGGTGTAGTCCTGATAGTTCTCGTACTTACCCAAATACCCGTTCTTACCTATAACCAGGTCACCATTGCGCCGATATAGCAAAGCGGTAGGCTCAATCGAGTCCCAGACAGTTACCCTAAACGATCCATCCTGCAACTGCACCCTCGTATCAAAGCAATAGACTTGCTTGGTGGATGGCAGTGTAAGCAAATAGAACGCTTCCTTTTCGGAATACACTGATTTGACGTTAGCAAGTGTTTCGCTTGCAAGTGATGCCATCAGGTCATTGCGGACATTCTTGGATAGATCGCCTAGTGGTGCTGACTTCTCAATGATTGTCCTAGCAAACGATCTAACGCCAGAATTAGACAGGAAAAGGATGTCTTTGCCCGTAGATTGGATCGTATCCCTTGCAGTGCAGCCGATACCTCCAACAGCGTCAGTCAGTGACATTGTTGATGGTGTTGTTGCATTTGCGTACACCAAGATTTGACGCTTGCCAAAGATGATTAACGAACCGTTATGCGTTGCCAGGCCGGTGATCTCATCGGCTCCATTAGTCCAAACCCTGTCCACGTTCAAGGAGCCAGATGTCCCTGTTGACCATACATGACCAGACAACAGATCAGAAAAATAGACTGTGCTCTTTATGGATGCGGTATTAGCAACCCACAAACGTCCAAACGCTGAGATAACAATATCTCCACTTGGGACCGTTCCAACATAGCCGGTTTTCTCACTAACACGCCTATAGGTTGTTGTACTTACTGCTGGGTCATAGATCAATGGATCGTACCCAGTTTGGAAGAAGTAGGTTATGCCGTTAAGGGAGGCGCATGACCAGTTATTAGCGGTAATCGTAGGCCCAGTGCCTCCACCGCCATACGTTAACTCGGTAACCGTGTTGGTGCTGCTTAACTTGAAGAGTTTGTTGTTGCCAGCAAATAGAACAGTGATGGTCCCATCAGGTTGCACTAACTCATGGACAACGCCAACATCATTAGCGCCGAGGTTTCCTGATGAAGCATTGATCCTGGACCAGCCATTCCTAGCGCCAATACGTCCGTACTGGTCAATCACGCAGTTAGTCGCAACCAAAGCAAACCCGCTAGACAAGTCCAGTGGAGAGTCTTGCGTGTTCAGCCCGTAGAAGCCTGGTGCTTGAACACTCGCAGTTTGCAGTGCTTGGCTCATATCGCAACAAACTCCTGATTTTCGGGGTATCGAGTACCCTCCAAGGCAATGTAGTCAGACAGCATTGATTTGTAGAGTTGGTAGGCTTCAGAGGACGATAGACCACCATCCTCGCCACGCTCAACCAATGCCCTTGCGTATGCGTTCTGCGCCACTAGGAAGTCAGGCACTAGGATTGATGTCGCGTCAGATGCCAATGTTGCCTGCGGGATAGTCAGGGAGAAAATAACTGTGTAAACGCCATCAGGACGCGAGTACAGGCTTACCTTAGTATCACCATTAGCGTCAACTCCATCAAACGCATAGTATTCTGGGATTCCAGTTGCAACTGGTACAAGATTTTGAAACCTATTCATCTGCACAAAACTGATGTTTTGCATTCCTACGTTTGACGTAGTGTTGATGGCATCCATAACTTGGAACTTCTGGCCTGCACCAGTAAGGCTGTAGCTGTAGGTATTTCCTACCGTTGTCAAAGTAATATTCTGACCCAATACGTTCCAGCTAAACGCATCCTCAACCTGGCGTTTGGCATCATTGACAAACTTGCCAATGAGCGTTGAATAGGTAGTTTCTGCATTAGTGGATACGGTAGTTTCACGCAACCGAATCAACACATCGTTAATCAGTTCTAAATAGGTCATGATCGAGTCAACCCTTCTTCTTCAAATGTTGCTATAAAACTGAATGTGCTTGCCGCTTGTGTTGTAATTTTTAACTTATCGCCTTCTTCTAAAACGATGTAGGCATTTTCATCAAACTGCAAATAAGATTTTGAAGTAAAGTCATAGGCAGTCAATATATCAAGGGTGGTATTGGCACTTGCATCAAACCATTGGACAGTAATATGCTTGGTAGAGCCACCTGTATTGTGTATATACATCACAGTAAATTTGGCGTAATAACCCGTAGGGCAGGTATAGACTGTGGTATCTACTGCCGCTGTGGGACTAACGCCAACCGATAATGCTCTCATTTTGCCTTCGCCTTTTTGGGTTTCTTTGCAGTTTTTGCGGCCTGTTTAAAGTCAGCAGCAGAAGGCGCGGCCTTAGACCCAACCTTATTCATCTTCTCACCAGAGCCAGCCGCGATACGCGCTTGTTTGGCATTGATGTTGGCATAGAGTCCAGGCTTCATTTCTTTTTCACCTTAGCCTGTGACAGCGCAATAGCAACTGCCTGTTTTGGATTTTTAACTACAGGGCCGCCCTTACCAGAATGTAAACTACCGGCCTTGTACTCGCGCATTACCTTGCTAATTTTCTTTTCAGCCTTGGTTTTCATACCAATTTTTTTATTGAGGTTGACATCACTTTCCTCGTTTGGCTTTCGTTGCCATGTTGGTGGCAGTGCGCTCACCTCTAACCGGCAAATTCTTTGGCTTGCTAACGGCAACCATGATAGTCATGGGCATAGCTTTTTGTTTCATTGTCTTTGGCATCTTTGAATTAGCCATTTTTGGTGCTTTTCCGTACATGATTTAATCCTTAGTGATAGGCCCACCAGATTTCCACGCATCACAAGTACGGGCCGCTGCACAAGTGAATTGGAATAGATCACAGTATCCCAGATTTGCAGCCTCAATAAACTGCTTGTCATAGGACAACTCTCCCTTACCCTCGTCCTTTTCCAGACCATCAGATATGCACTGCATCATCTTTGGTGTTTGGATAAACGCTGCACAGTTACCGCAGCGCATTGACTTGATAGTGGATGTTGGAGCGTTGTACATCTTGGCCTTCTTTAGCCAAAATGCCTCGTTAGGCTCGTCAGGATTTGGTGGTCCATAACCGTAATCTGCAAACGCATGGTTGCGGTTTTTCAGATTAACCGAAACATCTTGCGTAGCGATAGGGCATACGACACCAGATAAAAGACCTTCTTTCATGCTGCCATCCTAGCTTTTGGTGGCCTGCCCATACGCTTAACTTGAACTGGTGCAGTCATTGGAAGCACCTTATTTTGAGCCTCAACCCTTACATCTTCACCCTTATCATCAACCAGGACATAGCCGCTATGACCGCGCATAGAGTCAATATCGTGCTGGTAGGTAAAGGTAACGGTATTCCCGCTTTGTAAACATCTAAAGATTGCCATACTAGAACTCCAAAAAAAGAGGGGTTATTAGCCCCTCTTTAATTACACTGTCCGAACAACCACGCACTTTACAGTGGTGCTTGCCAAATCTAATGTACCGCCAGACTCGTTTTGAAAACGAATTGAAACTACATCAGCTGCACTCACATAAGGCGTAATGCTGATGCCAGAAACATCTACACCCATGCTTATGTTCATCACAATGTCACCTAGCTTCACACCTGGTACTGCAATGGTGTTAGTTTCGCCAACGCCATCAGCAAGAGATGATGCGTTTAGAGTTGCCGAAACCGACCATGTATCAGAGAACAGACCACGAAATTGGTCATTACCCCTGCGAGAGGTTACTGCCGTTGCTGCTGCCATAATAAATACCTCCTAAAGTTTAAAAGTACCCCCCCTTGTTAGAGGGAGGGAATGCTATTAGGCTGGTACTGCCAAAGCAAAAGCAGCAGAAGCGTTAGACGCTGTGCTGGTTGCCGAGGTACGCAGTGCCTTGACACCATAAATGGTATCAGCGGTGAACAACGTGCCAAGGTACTCTTGCTTGTACTGGGTCTGCGAACGGATGCCGGTCTGCTCAATCAGAACCATCGCATCGCGGTGGCCCATCAAGCAAATACGGTCAGTAGTGCTAGAACCAGCACCAGTATCAGCCTGGGAAGTAGCGAATACTGCCATGCCGTACAGTTGACCAATTTCACCATTGCGGATAGCGTCACCGTTACCAACAAACGCTTGCTCGGTGTAACGGGCCAGACCCATCAACGTGTTGCGGCTGGAAGGAGGAATCAGGAAGAAACGTCCGTCCATAGCAATGTCGTTGTCATCCAGACGCTGAATAGTACGGCGAATGGCTGAATCGGTCAGCGAGGCTGCATTGGAAGTGGAACTGTTGTAAGCAGTAGTTCCATCAGAGCCAACAAACGCTTTGGTGCTAGAAGCAGCAGTTGCGTAGTCATCAGTGCCAACGGTAGCGCCATTGAACGCACGGCCCAATTGAACCAGGTCAGTGTCAATGCGCTTTGCCAAGGCATAACCGGCATCTTCCGTATAGAAAGAACGCAGGCTAGTCAGGGCTTGCACCTCAACAATGTCCTCGATCAAACGGCTGTACTCATAATGCTTGTTGATAAGCACTTGAATGTTGGTGTCGCTCTCTGCAATCAGAGTAACGGCATCGGTTGCAGCCTTTGCAGAAGCATTGCCACGGGCAGGGCTGGGGATGTTAACGGTATCGCCTTTTTTGCCTTTGAATGACATTTTCTTGACCAAATTGGCCAGGACAAGGTTCTTCTTATAGGCAGCAACAATTTCATCACTCCAAATTTCTGGAATGAAGTTAGCTGCTGACGTTACGGTTACCGCGTTGGTAGGGGAAAAAGCAGTGTTTGCCATGTTAAAACTCCAAAATTAAATTATCGTACACGACCATCAGCGTATGCCTGCATGATTTCATCGCTCAGTGTTTCATATCGCTGTGGATCAGTCATTTTCAGACGAATCAGATCGGCCCTTCGATAGACGCGCTTGGAACTCTCTCCAGAACCACCAACATCAACTTGCGCCGCTTTCATACTTTTAGTCCTGATAGCATCATTTTGCTGATCTGACTGTTTAGCCTTAATGCCGCGCAGTTGCTTGAAGGTGGACAACAATTCATTCGCTGAGTCATAGTCAAATTCTGCATCTGCCTTTGCGTAGAGTCCCAATCGCACAGGTGAGGATTTCACCCAGTTATGGAACTCCGAATCATTGACCACCTGGGAGTAGTCAGGATGATCCTGCGCCAGCTTCTGCTGAATCTGCATCCGTCTGAAATCCATGCCAGCTTGTCTAGCCGCTAACACATCAGGATGCCTATCAATCTGCCCTTGAACTGCCTTTTGAGGATTCTCAAAAAAGTCAACTTCAGGCTCTTCCTCTTTAATAAGTTGCGACTTCCCATTAAGGTTTTGCTTGATTAACTCGTCAGCTAACTTACGAACTTCGCCGACCTCTTGGGCCTGCTTACCGATAAGCCTTTCGGCCTCCTGGTGCATTCGTACAACTTCCTCCAAACTTTTGGCCCTGTATTTCTCAGGAAGTTCAGTCTTAGTTTCTTCTATTTCGAGTTCGCCTAGCGGCTCTGTGGGTTCATCAATCAACATATCGGTTTCCTGCCAAAATGGTTGTAGGATAATTCAACTCGGCATAATGCTTATGAGTTGGCTTTTTGCTCCGCTTTTAACTTCTCAGTATGCCGGTGTTCAAACCGTCCATAAGCGGACGGAAAGCTACCAGACCAACCTTCAAGGTTAAATGACGGAGCACTTATTACACGGCGAGCAAGCCCACCGCACTCGCACCTAAAACTCTGCTCCTCATAATCACAGAATCTTTCGGTCTTATGCCCGTTTTCACAGGCAAAATCATACATTCTTTTCATTCAAATCCTCGTATGCTCGTTCGCTGATCTCTTTCAAGGTTATCAGCCAAGTTAGGATGGAAATCTCGCCTTTGCGGAATTGTAGACTTTTTTCGTCCGCTATGGTAGACACATTGTTAAGTGCCTCAAACATCCTATTGGCATCATCCATCAAGTCAATCCAGCCAGGCGTAGAGAACAGATCAAACCTGTCCTCATAGTATCTCTGCAACTCAGGAGTCATATTATTTATCCATTAATATAGTTAACCACCAAAAAATTAAAACTAATAAGAGTATTACTAATGCACCAGCCGCTAACCATGTTAATAAATCCTCAACTTCTTCCTTGTGCTTTCTAGCGTGATTCTCTGCCAATATTTCCTCTACCTTTCGCTGCTGGATAATCCTATTACGCTCTACCATCAACTGCTGCCAAAGGTCAGCATTTCCAGACATCACCATGTAGTTGTTCAATTCCCTCTCAGCATCAGCAAGTATCTTGGCCTGCATAACTACCTCAAATGCCTGCGCTGTATCCGACTGTGCAAAACTAGACTTAGGCTTAGACGCTGCCTTTTGGACTACATCCTTGGCCTCAAAGAACTTCATCATCTCACCGCCAATGGCGTGGATGTCCTTACCCATCTTAATCGCCGCCTGCACCCCCTTGATAGCGGCCTGGGCTGTGGCAAAGGCTGTAATCGGGTCTATCATTATTCAACCTTTTTCCACTCCAGACAGTACACCCTACGCTCGAATACATCCCCCGTCCATGCCCACCTTACGCAAACAAACTTTGCGGGTACGGCAATCAAGATAGCAGCAATCACCCATTTCAACTTTTATTTAGCCAGTGGCTTATATAGCCCATCATGCTGCTGAAAGCAGATACAAAGATCATGCCCATCCAAAAACCTCCACGGCCTTGGTTTGCGAGTGCGACCAGCTTGTCGATAGATGACTCCATCTTGTCAATCTTGGCGCTCATCTCGTCAAACCGTCTTTCGTAGTCTTGGACTTTCTGGTACAAAGCCCCGTACTTTACGGGATCAATTTCGGGCTGGTTCATGGCATCGCAGCCTTAATCTCGTCGGTAGTTGATGCTGCATCAATTGCTGTCTGCATGACGGCGTACTTGTCCCGAATTACTTGCCTTGCAGCTTCAGCCGCTGCTGCTTCAGATGGAATGGTTGCTTTAATGTCTAGCGGAGCAAACTCAGCAGACCGAGCCGCACGGCGTATGTCGTGAGCAATGGTCTTGGCCTTGTCAATGTTGATTACGATTCCCATGTCCATGCTCCTCGAAATGTACGGTCTTCTGGGATGTCTGCTGCATCCACAATGGCGTACTCAACGCCTTCTGGAATGTCCTTCATGCAGGCTTCTATGGTGTCTGCGGGGATGATGACTGCCACGCCGCCGTCTGTGGTTTTGTAAATTATTCGTTGCATAGTTTTCTTTCAACGGAAGATATGTATAGAAGCGTTTGCAACATCTACGTTGGCTCCTGTGGTTGAGTTAAACGTAATTACACGAATACTTGAAGTTGCTCTGGTGGTGTAATTTTGCACCCAACTACCATTTATACCGCCAATCGAATAGTTTGTATCAGGCATCGCAGTAGTAAAGTTGACTGTGTAATCGCCCACACCGTTATCCGTAATACTTGATACATTTCCACTTGCATTAATAGCCACAGTGCCAGTGCCGGTGAAGTTCACCCAAGCACGGCAAGGGTAAATAGGTGCAGTGCCAGATACAGTAGCAAACTGAGCCGAATCAATGTTTGGCGTTGTCAGCGTCTTATTTGTGAGCGTCTGCGTGTCGGTAGTACCCACCACCGCACCGGCTGGGTTGCCAAGGCCACCAGCGGGAAAGGTTAGGC